ATGATGTTGCGCAGCGTCTTCAGCAGCGTGTCACGGCTATTATGCGTTATGCCGTACAGAACGATTACATCGACTCAAATCCAGCCAGTGATATGGCTGGTGCGCTATCAACAACCAAAGCGCGACATTACCCCGCCTTACCCTCCAGCCGGTTCCCTGAGTTTCTTGCACGTCTTGCTGCTTATCGTGGCCGTGTGATGACACGGATCGCTGTCGAGCTTTCCTTACTAACTTTTGTGCGTTCCAGTGAGTTACGTTTCGCGCGTTGGGATGAATTCGATTTCGATAAATCTCTTTGGCGTGTACCTGCAAAACGAGAAGAAATTAAGGGAGTGCGTTATTCGTACCGTGGCATGAAGATGAAAGAGGAGCATATCGTTCCGCTTAGCCGGCAGGTGATGATTTTGTTAGACCAGCTAAAGCAGATTAGTGGTGATAAGGAACTGCTGTTTCCGGGAGATCATGATGCAAATAAGGTCATGAGTGAAAACACTGTAAACAGCGCACTACGTGCGATGGGTTATGACACTAAGACCGAAGTTTGTGGGCATGGATTTAGGACGATGGCGCGTGGGGCGTTAGGTGAGTCGGGGTTGTGGAGCGATGATGCGATTGAACGTCAGTTGAGCCATACAGAGCGTAATAATGTACGTGCGGCTTATATTCATACATCTGAGCATTTGGATGAACGTAGGTTAATGGTGCAGTGGTGGGCTGATTATTTAATGTCTAACTCCGAGAAACATATTACTCCATTCGAGTTTGCAAAACTGATTAGTTAAAAAAGAAACAGGGTCTAAAGACCCTGTTAAATTATTTTTTCCAAACTTTACGATAACCTGGGGAGTCGGATTCTGGCGGGTAAATAGGTTGTGCTATTTGAATTGTCATCGGAATGGGGAAATCTACTCCTACAAGTGCAACTTCCCCTTGTTTTAAGCTTGGTAAAAATGAAGCAGCAGATTTATCTATTTCACCACATGCTCTTTCTACAACATCTCGGTCTCTATCATTAGTTAATCTGTGTACTAATAAAGTGCCTATTTGGCTTAAAACACCTTCAGTTATATCTCTGGGTCTTTGAGTTGTTAAGCAAATATTGAGTCCGTACTTCCTTCCTTCCTTTGCGATCATTTCAAAGGCATCAAGTTTAACAGAATGGTCTTCTGAGCCTACCCTTTTTCCTAGGAAATTATGGGCCTCATCGACTATCACTAGTAGTGGTTTTTGCCTAAACTTTTCAAGCCTTGCTAGGGTTAGGAGTTTTCTCCCAATAACATTTGCTAATATTTCTCTTGCGAAAAATTCATAGCTAACATCACTCATACACAGACGAAGAACTCTTTTATTTGAGCTTAAAAAACCTTGCAGTATGTCGCCAAGTGTCGCTACACCCGCGTCGCCATGAAATACAGCTTTTAATGAACTGGCATATGTCACTGCTTGTATTCGTGTTAATAAAGAGGAGCAATAACTTAGGTCTTGAGTTGCTGCGGCGCCCCACGACTCATCTCCATTATCAAAGCAACACTCTTGCACTATCTGAGGTATTAATTTAGTAACGTCAAATGGTTGAGATGGATTGTCAACTAATTTTGAGTTGTCACCAGTATTCATTGAGCGACGGTAATCAGTTTTAGGTTGCTTGATTTTTCTTAATATTCCATTGGTAGCTATAGTCGAGTCAATAGCTACTAATCTGAGGCTCTTAATCGCTTCCTTCAGTTTCGGCCCTTGAACTTTTCCGGAAGGGTCAAACATGGCAATAAAATCTGATTCCATAAAATCTGTCGGAGGGATTCTAAACTCTAGCGAGCCGTTAGCTTTATTAATTGGCAAACCTAAATGATAATGGGAACAATATTCTGAGTTAAATGATCTATACTCGCTTGTCGCATCAAGAATAATAGTCTTTGAGTTATTGTAGGTTGCGCATTCTTCTAAAATTTTCGCGGTTGTCCAACTTTTACCACCACCTGTAGCTCCTAATATTGCACAGTGTCGACCAAAAAGTTTGTCTGGCTCAACGGTGACAATGCTTGTTGAGCCTCCAGATATATTACCTAAAACGATTCCTATTCTGTTTTCACTACTATCATCTATGCTTCGGTTAATTAATTCAGGTATTAGTGAGATAAAGTCTAATGGCGCAGAATATACCCTATCACCTAACCGAGGGTAAGCTTTAATTCCAGAATCAACACGGAAGCTTGATGCATCAATCGTACCCAGAAGCTGTATTATACCTATAGCATCAACTTTCTTATTGCCCTGTGATTCTCCTGAGACTTCACCACGTTCACGTTCTGGCAATCTGACCTCAATCAAACGCCCCAAAACTATAGATTGTTGCCCTTCGATTAATAAGATCTCACCAACTTCCCCTTTCCCATAACGGTTCCCTTCAATGTAGGTGCCACTTACTTCGCCAGCATAGACTAGATTAACTCTTACCATTTGTGCAAAAATTGATGAAATAACTCCAACTTTTAAAGCATTCCTTAAAATACCATTTTGTAAAATTGAGTTATACATTAATTATCAACTCCTACTTGTTTGATAGCTTTTGCTAACTGTTCCGCAGGTGTCAGGGCTCTAAGATTGGGGATTAAATTTACAAAGTCTTTGAATGAGGCATTTAAAAAATGTATATCATAACCTGATAGTGACAGCTCTTTAAGTAATGACCAATATTTACTGGAGCCATTCTTACCATTGTTATATATGTGAGTGGCACATTTGAAATCAACAACAATTAATCTCATGCTTGGGTTGGATTTTATTGCTGAGTAAATAGGTTCTGAAAGATGATCATCATTAAAGCCAAATCCTGAAATGAGAAGGCAATTATTCTTTTTACGAAGAAAGTCTAGAAGTCTTGAAAGCAACTCAAGGTGAGGTTGAATAAATGCTTGTTGATATTTTCCTTTTGCAGGGTATATCAAGCAAGCATTTGTTGCCGATGGGTTATTATTTTCATATATTTGACCATCTTTCCGTACCCAGCTAACAGAGCCATGTAGTTTAAATAAGTTAAATACTCCTTCAATGAATTCATGTTCATTCTCGTCTCTGTGAACAACGTCATAATTGAAATATTTACCATCAAATCTTCTGATGCCAGTATATGAAAGTCCGTCTACAACCATCATTCCTAACTCTGAGGCAGCAGTCTCAAAAGTTAAGTCATAATTAGTTGTAAATACTTTTAATCTTGGATCCCTAACTCTTCTTCTACCCATTTTTTGGAGCAGGTTTACATAAGAAGAAATGTCACTGGTTCCATCTTCCAAAAATGATCGACATTTATTTAATATGACTGTTTTAACTTGATTTAAAAAATCTAGAACTTCCTTGTCTTCGTGAAATGCTAGGAAGGCCTCGCAATTTGAGAGGAAGTGCTCAATGTTAGGATATTCAAAATCTGTATATTTAACTTTTTCGCATACGCTTAACGAAATTTGTTTAAGTTTTCTTTCTTCATTTTCTATTGGGTCTTCCAACATGGCACATTCCCAAAGATCCCACATACTAGGGCCACCAACATCACCAAGAGATGTGCCACTTCCTGCGAAAAAAGATAGATTTGGGAATTGTAAGGAACGAAGTAAAAAATCATTCATATAGGTCTGATTTTCTTTTAAAACTTTTTTGTCTAAATCAGATAATGGTAGCGCTGGCAGGGGAGGTGCGCCTGCCTCCTGCATAGCTTTGTTCGCTTGAATGTCACGCCAATAAATATATGATTCTTCGCTTAGAGCTTTCCAGTTGTTACTGCCGGGTTTTAAATATGAAATGTATCCATCCGGAGTAGTAACCATAGTCAGGATCCCTTGAAAATATAGTGGATTAGTGCTCATAAATCTACTACACAAGACGGACTAATAAAAAGCCATCCTAGATATTTGTTTATGCATGCATTGCGCGCAATGCTCTCCCCGCCACGCCTGCCCGCTTAAGAGGTCGCTTTTAATGCAGGTGCATTAACGGCCTCAGGGCCCGCCAGTGCTGGCACTGGCGGGGGAGGCCGGGACGTGAAAACGCATGCAAAACCATGCACCTTACGCATGCATGGCTTATTTACGGAAAAATGGAGGGATTTTCGGGGATTTTTTGACGGGTTACTGTGCGGCCAGTTCAGCGCGTTTATTCACATAATTCTGGTTTTGTGCAGGTGTGAATTTTTCACGATTATCATCCCGCGAAACCGCGTCAGGCCTGAATCCGATGACCGTTAAAATGTCATTATCCTGCGCAGAATAATTAATTTTTTCACCGGCGACCAGCCAGACATTTAGTGCCTCGCGCAGATAGCCGACCGAGTGCTGCATGGCGCAGTTTCTGACGGCGGGATGCTGGCTGTTATAGCCCATTAATTCAGGCGCGAGCGCTGCGGCCAGCTCCGCCCCATGCGCCTGCATAAAATCATTCAGCCGGTTACGGATGCTGATACGCTGCACCTCCTCATGCGACCGGATATAGCGACCGGCAGCCTGATTAATTTCCCATTTTTTCACGTCGATAATCTCACGCAGCGTTTGCAGGCTCCGGCCGCTGTGACCGTCACCGTCAAGCTGTTCGCGGTATACCTGTTCGGCCTGCGTCAGTTCTTCTCTGCGTTGCAGCCAGGCGGATTTGTTTGCCTGACAGGCTTCAAAGGCTTTCTGTAGCGTCAGTGTGGTCATGTAAGTTTCTCCTGATGACTGGTCATGCTTAAGCGCCAGAACGGTTAACGATGGCCGCCGGAGCGGGTGCAGGAATGACCGGTTCTGTCGGCGGTGAACAGATAACCCCGTCAACGGATTCAAGCGTGCGGAAGGTTGCCGAGCATTCGATATTCACGCACTGGTGATAGCGCTGTTTGACGTTCTCAGACAGATAACGACTGGTGCGGGCGTGCGCACTGGTCTTGCAGAACGGACAGTGGAACATACTTATGCCCCCGCCTTAGTTCCGTCATGTTCAGCCAGCTTCTTAGCGAGCATGTTTCGCTTAAGTGGACTGCGTAACAGTTCCATATCCACGCCGGTAATCTCTGGCCGCTGCATACCCGTCACGGATAACACCGGCTCCTGTTTCATATCGAAGTGATACAGACTGCCCTGACGGTTGAGGGCATCACGCAGTTCACCGATGGCCACAGATTGCGGTGCGCTTTCCCCTTTCATTTCGAGGGCACGAATGCGCAGCAGGAAAGCGCGAATGAGCGCGACGGGAACCGCGTTGATAGCCTTAACCCATTCCGCCCCGACATAAGCAGTAAACGCTTCGCCATGCGCAGAGCGATAGTTATTGCCGGTGGAGCAGGCATTGAGCATGGCACGACTCCGGTCAGTCTCCAGCTCCGTAATCAGGCCGGTGAACTCGTCGGCCAGTTCCCGACTGGCGATACGCTTGCTGTGTTCCGCTTTCATTTCAGGAGTGAGATTACCGCGCAGGGTACGGAAGCGACTGCGCCAGTCCTGTTCCGCCTCAGCGCTCTCATCGAGGGCGGTCTGTCGCTCCTGCTTACAGCGTTCAATTGATGTATCGATCTCTTCCAGCTTTTCCATGCTGGTCGCATGGGTGTCTCTGGCCGCAGTGAATACGGTCAGTTTGGCGGTGATGTGCTTCTCGCTTTCCGCGTTCTGTTTAGCGACAACGTTCTGCAGGGCAGTAATGACGGTTTCGGGTTTCATGTTCAGGCTCTCCGTATGTTCAACCTGAAATGATTCTGCCCTTCATCACACAACATCTCGATTCATTGCGGTTGTGGCAGTTCTGGCACAAACAGCACTCAAAAACCCGGCTGGCCAGAGAAAGGTCGAAGGAAAATCACCCCCTCTGTTTGTTTTTTTAACTATAACTATTCACCACTGTTCACCTTGAATGAAAATATAAGTAATACAGTATGTTAAAGGGTGAGCAGTTGAGGGTCTGACTGTTCACCGTCTGTTCACCACTGTTCACCTTTGGTTTTTTCCTCTGTAGTGACTCTTATACTTTTTTCTGGTTAATTCTCATCTTATCAATGAATAAAAGTATTCAGTAAAGGGCCATAACTTTGCCAATGATTACCAAAAGATTGCCAACGTTTGCCACTGTATAAAAATCAACCTGCTGTGTGATGGCGCACTAAAAAAAGACTTGTTGCCCTGAGAGAAAATATTCACAAAATAGAGAGCTACCCGAGGCCGGACGGACACGACCGGCACTGTATGGACTTTATGAGGTAGCCCGATGCACACCGCTTTTTCTTCCCCGTCTGCTGTGCCAGTCGCCCCACCAATGCCGTTTTCTGACGCCGTTCAGGATCGCTTTATTCGCCTGCCCGAAGTAATGCACTTGTGCGGTCTGTCCCGCTCCACAATTTATGACCTCATCAGCCGGGAGGCTTTCCCGAAACAAATCTCACTGGGTGGTAAAAACGTGGCGTGGGCGCAGTCAGAAATTACCGCATGGATGGCCGAGCGGATCGCCGACCGTAACCGGAGCTGCGACGCATGATGATGGCCGTTCTTCTGAAAGCCCCTTTTTCTGGCTTGCTTCTGTTCGTCGTTTCCAGGTATAGTTTTCCCGCTGTCGCAAAATCGACAGCCGGGCGTAGGAACCCGTGTAATTCACAGGCGACAACAGACGCGCCATGCGTCTTTTTTTACGTCGTTGCTCAGGTACACCTATTTTTCGGGCTGTGGTGTTTTCACCGTGGCTACTGTCAGATAATGGTGGCCCGGGCGGGGCAGCCCTCGGGCTGGCCGGTATTCTGTGAAGCCGGTATTCCTACCCCCGTTCGGGTCACCACCCATGAGCGTAGGAACTCCGGTGGTGGCAATAACCGCTATTCACAGGAGGTTGCCCCTATGGCTACAACCCTCACCCTTTCTCATCCTCAGTTTGTCTTCGTGTTTGCCGCCGTTCGCCGCGCAGACCGTAAACCCCGTATCTGTATGCTCCGCACCGTTGCCGGTGACGAGCACGCCGCACGTCTTTCCCTTGTTCGCGATTACATCCTCTCGTTTGCTGGCCGTCTGCCGGTTGCGGAGGGACACGCATGAAACACACCACCCTCAGCATTAAAGAACTCGAATGCCTTGAGCACCTGCGCAACGTCGGCCACTTTGTCAGTGCCATGATGCAGGAGCAGGACTGCACTACCCTCCGTCGCGACCCCGCGCAGCAGTCGCAGCTTAACTCCGTGATTTACCTGATGACCGCCCAGCTCGACGGCGTGGTCGAACGCTGCAATCAGCGCTGGCTGGCCGGGGAGGGTAGCGTATGAAAAAGCCGTTACCGCCGGTATTACGCGCCGCCCTGTATCGTCGTGCCGTGGCGTGTGCCTGGCTGACCCTGTGCGAACGTCAGCACCGCTACCCGCAGCTCACCCTCGATACGCTGGAAAGTGCTATTGCCGCCGAGCTGGAAGGGTTTTATCTGCGCCAGCACGGCGAGGAAAAAGGCCGTCAGATTGCCTGTGCGCTGCTCGAAGATTTAATGGAAGCCGGTCCACTGAAAGCCGCGCCGTCGCTGTCGTTTCTCGGGATTGCCGTCATGGATGAACTCTGCGCCCGTCATATCGATACGCCGGTTGTGCACTGAGGGAGATAACAACAATGAAAATGAACGTAACTGAAACCGTAAAACAGGCGTGCGGCCACTGGCCGCGCATTCTCCCGGCGCTGGGTGTGAAAGTGATTAAAAACCAGCATCAGGCGTGTCCGGTGTGCGGCGGCTCTGATCGCTTCCGCTTTGATGATAAAGAGGGGCGCGGGACGTGGTTCTGCAACCAGTGCGGCGCGGGTGACGGGCTGAAACTGGTCGAGAAGGTGTTCGGCGTGTCGGCCTCCGAGGCCGCCGGGAAGGTGGGCGCCCTGACCGGCAGCCTGCCGCCGGTAGCTGAGGACATGATTGCCGCCGCTGAGGCTGAAACCGACGCCAGCCGGAGAGCCGCTGCCACGCTTGCCGCAAAGCTTCTGGAGAAAACCCGCCCGGCCACCGGCAATGCCTACCTGACCCGCAAGGGCTTTCCAGCGTTCGAATGCCTGACGCTGACCACCACGCACAAAACCGGCGGCGTGACCTACCGCGCCGGTGATGTCATCGTGCCGCTGCAGGACGACACCTGCTCGGTGGTTAACGTTCAGCTGATTAATTCTGACGGTCTCAAACGCACCCTGAAAGGCGGAGCGGTAAAAGGGACGTATTACCTTATCGAAGGGAAAAAAGAGACCGGTAAACGCCTGTGGATAGCGGAAGGCTACGCGACCGCGCTCACCGTGCATCACCTGACCGGCGAAACCGTTATGGTGGCGCTCTCGTCCGTGAACCTCCTTTCTCTGGCGAGCCTTGCCCGGCGTCAGCACCCGGCCTGTCAGATTGTGCTCGCCGCCGACCGCGACCTCAGCGGGAACGGCCAGACCAGAGCCGCAGCCGCTGCACAGGCCTGTGAGGGTACGGTTGCCCTCCCGCCGGTGTTCGGTGACTGGAATGATGCATTTATGCAGCAGGGCGAGGACGCCACGCGCAAAGCGATTTACGGTGCCATCAGGCCACCGGCACAAAGTCCGTTCGACACCATGAGCGAGGCGGAATTTACCGCCATGAGCACGAGTGAAAAAGCGATGCGGGTGCATGAGCACTACGGCGAAGCGCTGGCCGTGGATGCGAACGGCCAGCTCCTCTCCCGGTATGAAGCCGGGACGTGGAAAATTATCCCGCCGTCGGATTTTGCGCGCGACGTGGCCGGGCTGTTCCAGCGCCTGCGCGCCCCGTTCTCGTCGGGGAGAATTGCCTCGGTGGTCGACACCCTGAAACTGATTATTCCCCAGCAGGCCGCCCCGGCACGCCGTCTGATTGGTTTTCGCAACGGCGTGCTTGATACCCTCACCGGCGTATTCAGTCCGCACAGCAAATCACACTGGCTGCGCACCCTGTGCGACGTGGATTTTACCCCGCCGGTGGAGGGTGAAACGCTGGAAACCCACGCGCCAAACTTCTGGCGCTGGCTCGACCGCGCGGCCAGCGGCAACGCTGAAAAACGTGACGTGATACTCGCCGCGCTGTTTATGGTGCTGGCGAACCGCTACGACTGGCAGCTCTTTCTCGAAGTCACCGGTCCCGGCGGGAGCGGAAAAAGTATTCTGGCTGAAATTGCGACCCTGCTCGCCGGGGAGGATAACGCCACGTCAGCGACCATCGAGACGCTGGAATCACCACGTGAGCGCGCGGCGCTGATTGGTTTCTCGTTGATACGTCTGCCTGACCAGGAGAAATGGAGCGGTGACGGTGCAGGACTCAAGGCCATCACCGGCGGCGATGCCGTGTCAGTTGACCCGAAATACCGCGATGCCTATTCGGCCTATATCCCGGCGGTGATTCTGGCCGTGAACAATAACCCGATGCGCTTCACCGACCGCAGCGGTGGCGTGTCCCGTCGCCGGGTCATCATTCACTTCCCGGAGCAAATCGCCCCGGAGGAGCGCGACCCGCAGCTTAAGGACAAAATCGCACAAGAGCTGGCCGTCATTGTTCGCCAGCTTATGCAGCAGTTCAGCAACCCGATGACGGCGCGCTCCCTGCTCCAGTCGCAGCAGAACTCTGACGAGGCACTCAGCATCAAGCGCGATGCCGACCCGACGTTTGATTTTTGCGGCTATCTGGAGGCGCTGCCGCAGACAAACGGGATGTTTATGGGGAATGCCAATATCATCCCGCGACAGCCACGTAACTATCTCTATCATGCCTATCTGGTTTATATGGAGGCGAACGGTTACAAGCACGTGCTGAGCCTGAAAATGTTCGGGCTGGGGCTGCCGATGATGCTGAAAGAGTACGGGATGAACTACGAGAAGCGGCACACTAAACAGGGCACGCAAACCAACCTGACGCTAAGGGAAGACAGCAACGGCGACTGGCTGCCGAAGTGCGACGAAACCGCAGCGACATAACCTATCCAAGACCGGCATCCGCCGGTCTTAACTCGTTACTAACCTCAGAGAAACTTTACTAAATTACCGGAAAGGCACATTATTGATGGCTAATATTTTATGATGTTTTCAAGCTAATAGGGTTGTAAAATGGATATTCTGCAAACTGGCGGATTTGTAGTAAATACGCTTACCATGTTAGTGGCAATTGGTTCATCCACAATCAGTTACCTTGTTTATAAAGATAGTACTTCGCCGGATGTTATTGTATATCTCGAGCAAAATGAGAGCTCAAAAACAATTTTAAACATAGTCATAAAAAATATTGGAAAGAGTGCTGCTGCGGATGTGAAATTCAACTTTGACAGGGCGTTACCACATCGGGCATTTGAGGGGGATGTATCTAGTGATATGCAAGATGGTGCGCTTATTAAGGGAATACCATTTTTCGCACCAGGAACCAGTCGAACATTCATGTTTGGAGATTATGCTGGAATTAATGGGTTTATTGGTGATGGGAAAATAAAAGTCACAACTACATTCCGTAAAGCAAATAGTAGAAATCCATTCTCAAGGGGAATTTCTAATGAGAGTTATCTTGAAATACAGTCAATGGCTTATGTAGACGCTTCAGATAATAGTAATACTCGTAAAATAGCTGAAAGTTTATCCAAAATTGAAAAATCACTGGTTAATCTTAAGCAGTAGTCTCTGTTTCCATTTTATAGAGCAAAAGTCCTTACTGGCGCTTAGTCAACTACATAGCAAAAAAGACTTCAATACTTACTCCGGAAATGATTCCGGCTATATCCTTCCCGGACCGGCAACCGCCGGTCTTTTTATACCTGATTATCATACCGGGTGAACAATCTACTGTTCACCCTTCACCATCTGTTCACCACTTA